CGCGGATTTCCGCCGGTCCGCGGGTGTAGCTCAATGGTAGAGCAGAAGCTTCCCAAGCTTACGACGAGGGTTCGATTCCCTTCACCCGCTCCATTCTCCCCAATGAAATCAATGCTTTAAGAGGCGTTTTCGGATCGTGCCACATGGCACGGTCCACGCCTGCGCCACGTCGCCACGATCTGTCACGATAGTTCCACATGACAGAGTGTCACGATCTGTCACGACCGATTAGCCCGCACCGTTGGGGTGGGATCACCTTTAGGTTCAACTGAAGGGCGCGCGCCGACGCGCCGAGGAGACACCATGAACGCCATCACGAAATTCCACAGCACCGCCGCGCCGACCATGAGCAGCCGCGAGATCGCAGAGCTGACCGGGAAGAACCACGCCGACGTCCTGCGGGACATCCGGAAGACCCTCGGCCAGCTCGAAGCAGGTGCCAGCAGTTTTGCTTCCACCTACCTCGACGCCTCCAACCGGCTGAAGCCAGAGTTCCTACTGCCAAAGCGGGAGGCGCTAATCCTCGTGTCCGGCTACAGCGTCGAGCTGCGCGCCCGCATCATCGACCGCTGGCAGGAGCTGGAGGCGTCGTCGCAGCGTCCGAGCCCCATGGTCGCCCTCAACGATCCCGCCACGCTCCGGGGGCTCCTCCTCGGGTACAGCGAGCAGGTGCTGGCGCTGGAGGCCGACAAGGCGCGGCTCGCTGCGGAGGTGGTCGAGGCGGCGCCTAAGGTCGAGGCGTTCGACCAGTTCCTCGGTACGGAGGGGTCGATGACGTTTCAGAACGCGAGCAAGGCTCTGCACCTGCGGCCCAACGCTCTCCGCGACTTCCTGATGGGCATCAACGTCATCTATCGGAAGACGCCTTCCGGTCCGATCCAAGCCTACGCGAAGTACCACACCAAGGGCTACTTCGCCGTGAAGATGGTGCCTCACTGCGGCGGCGTGTCCGCCCAGACCCGCATCACCCCGCAGGGGCTGGAGTGGGTGCGCCGCACGTTCCTGCCGATCATCAAGCAGGCCAAGTAACACTTCCACAAGACACACCTTGGGGCGGCCTGCGGGTCGCCCCTCACGATTACCCCGCACCATTGCTCGGACAACCGGGCGCGGCGTTCGGCTGCGCCTCATCCCTGACAGGAAGGTTCCACATGACAGACATTCGTGAACAGCTTCGGCGCCAGCTGGCCCTTGAGGACGAACAGCGCGCCTTGGGCGAGAGCCGCTATGGGAGCCGCCAGCTTCCGTGGCGCGTCGAGGCTGGCACGACCGACGAGGAGGCGAACCTCCCGCCCGGCCGCCGCCTGATGACCACCGCGATCCCGCCCGTCGTCGAGGCGATTGAAGCGTTCATCGCAGAGGCATGCTCGGGCAAGGCCGGGCGTCGCCACTCCTGCGTGGACTTCCTGCTCCTCTGCGATCCCGCCGAGGTGGCCTATCTGTCTGTGCGGTGCCTCGTGAACAGCGCGCGCAAGGGCATCATGCTCCAGACCGCCGCGACCAACCTCACCACCGCCCTGATCGAGAACCTCGAGTTCAAGGCGTTCCGCGACATCAACCGCAAGGGGTACAAGGGATACCAGAAGCAGCAGGAGGCGCGCGGCTACAGCCGTCAGCGTCGTTCGGCCGTCAAGAAGCTCTTCGCCAACGAGGGCGTCTCCATCGTCGTTCCTGAGAACGAGAAGACGACCATCGGCACCAAGATCATCGAGATGATCGTCGAGGCCACCGGCTTCTTCACGGTCGTCAAGGCGGCCCGCTCGCGCGGCTATGCCTACATGGTTCACACCACCGAGGTGCTGGAGAAGTGGCTGGACAATCAGCACGCGCGGTGTGCGCTGCTCGACCCGGTCACGATGCCCATGATCGTCCGCCCGCGCCGCTGGAAGTCGCCCACCTACGGCGGCTACCTCTCGAAGCGGTACGGCAACCAGTTCATCAAGCAGCGCAACCGCGCCTACCATGAAGAGCTGCGCCACATGGACATCGGGCGCGTCTACGACGCCGTGAACCACATTCAGGACACGCCGTGGCAGATCAACACGAAGGTGCTGGAGGTGGTCGAGGCCGTCTGGGACGGCGGCGGCTCCCTCGGGGGCCTTCCGATGCGTGAGGACAAGCCCCTGCCGGGCAAGCCGGTGGACTTCGAGGAGAACGAAGAGGCCAAGGTCGAGTGGAAGAAGCAGGCGGCTGAGGTCTATGCTCAGAATGCCGAGCTGATGTCCGCCCGGCTGGCCACGCACCAGCGCCTGTGGGTCGCCCGCAAGTTCAAGGACGAGCAGGCCATCTACTTCCCGCACGAGCTGGACTTCCGGGGCCGGGTCTATCCGATCCCGACCGCAGGCCCGTCGCCGCAGGGTGACGACGTCCAGAAGGCCCTGATCCATTTCGCTCAGGGCAAGGAGCTGGGCGTCGCAGGCTACCGCTGGCTGTGCATCCACATCGCCAACCTGTTCGGCGTCGACAAGGTGCCGTTCGCAGAGCGGTGCCAGTGGGTGTCCGAGAACCTTGAGGCTCTCATCGACAGCGGGACCAACCCGCTCGACGGCGAGCGCCTGTGGACGACTGCCGACAGCCCCTATGGCGCCCTCGCGGCGTGCGTCGAGCTGGCGGGAGCATGGGAGCTGGGTGACCCGACGAAGTTCGTGTCGCGCATCCCAATCGCCCTGGACGGTTCCTGCTCGGGCCTTCAGCACTTCTCGGCCATGCTCCGCGATCCTCGCGGCGGCGCCGCCGTGAACCTGATGCCCGCAGAGCGTCCACAGGACGTCTACAAGGAGGTCGCCAATCAGGCCGAGGAGATCGCCGCCGTCGAGGCAGCGAAGGAGCCGGTCACGAAGGAGCCTCGCGAGGACGGTCGGGTCGACACGCCCGACGCCATCATCGCATCGTGGTGGATCGGCCTCATCAGCCGGGGCATCGCCAAGCAGCCCACGATGACCTTCTGCTACTCCTCGACGCGCTTCGGCATGCAGGGGATGATCCTGAAGAAACTGAAGGAGCTGGACCGGGCCAACAAGGAAGCTGGCCTGCCTCCGTATCTCGGCGGGGCCTATATCGAGGGCCGCGCGGAGGGCGAGAGGAGCTACGAGGGGTCCGTGTGGCTTTCGCACGTCCTCTATAGTTCCATTAGCCAGACTGTCGTGGCTGCTGCGACCGCGATGGATTGGCTGCGGTCGGCCGCTGTGGTCGCCGCCAAGGGTGGTCTGCCGCTGTGGTGGACGACGCCGCTCGGCCTGCCGATCCTGCAGGAATACAAGAAGATGAAGGGCAAGCGCGTCGAGGCTCATTGGGCCGGACGCCGGGTCGACCTGATGGTCAATGTGGAGGAGCAGACCCTCGACCCACGCGCGCAGGCCAACGGTGTTGCGCCGAACTTCGTCCACTCGCTCGACGCCTGCCATCTCCAGATGGTCGCGCTTCGGGCGAAGGAGCTGGGCATCCGCCATTTGGCGATGATCCACGACAGCTTCAGTACGCATGCCGCTGACACGGAGGCGCTCGCCCTCGCCCTGCGCGAGACGTTCGTCGCCATGTACAGCAACGACGTGCTGGGAGGCTTCTACGCGGAGCTGAAGGACCAGCTGGGCGAGGAACTGGCAGCGGAGCTGCCGACGCCCCCGAAGATGGGCACGCTCGATCTCAACGGGATCATCGCGTCCAATTACATCTTCGCATAGTTCCACAAAACAGAACGTTAACCGGAGGGGGTGCGCGATTAGCCCGCACCATTGCTGGGCGAACCAACGCCCCCTCTTCCAAGCCAAATGGAGATCACCATGCTCGCTTCCAAGCGCACCCCTTCGCTCGACCGCTCGACCCTGCAGCGCATCGCTCGCCAGCTGGCCGACACCAACCCCGGCTGCGCCATCATGCTGCGCGTCGGCACCGAGAACACCTTCGCTCCCGCTCAGCAGGCCCGCTGATGGTCGCCACCGCGCCGATCATCGTCGCTGTTAGCGCGTCCCCGCATCACTCCTACGGGCACCACCCGGTCCCCGGCGAGGCTGCTGCGGCGGTGTTCATCCTCGCCCTGACGGTCTTCACCGTTCTCGGCTTCCTGCTCTGGAGCATCCGCCAGTGATCCGTCGCATCCGCTTCGACCGCCACCACGGTGGCATGGACGTCGCCAATCTGGAGCTGGAGGGTCGCATCAGCATCGCGCTGCAGCGCCCACTCTCCGGCTTCGCCATGTACGTCAACGCCGACCTCAAGGGCTCCTACCATGACCCTCTGGCCGATCAGGAAACCCGCAAGGACTATGGCATCCGGCTGCGCCGCGCGGCGTCCGACTTCGGCCGTGAGGCCGAGCGGGCATTCCTGAAGCAGCTCGTCGAGATGGGACACCTCGTCTCGTGATCGGCCGGATCGAAGACATCCCGGCATCGTGGCGCACCACGCTCGACAACATCCGCTTCCATCTTCGGGACGCGGTGCTGGCGGGCGGGGCGCTCCGCGACCGGGACAACGGGCGTCCGGTCAAAGACCTCGACGTCTTCGTCGGAGGCGAAACCGAACGCGACCTCTTCGCCATCCGGCAGAAGCTGGTGGATGCTGGGTTCGCCTGCGAGGAGATCGACACTGAGCGCATGTACCCCATCGGAGAGCACGAGGTCGTCGGCTTCTTCGGCGTTCGTGATCCGAGCGTCCACCTGACAGGAGTGCCCGACGCCATCCAGCTCATCGTCGTCCGGTGGCCAACTGACCAGATCGTCCGTCGCTTCGACTTCGGCATCTGCCAGATTGCCTTCGACGGCACCGAGGTGATCCGCACGGCGGCCTACCACACCGACAAGGCTGAGCGGACGTTCCGCATCTGTCGGCAGCGGGAGGACTTCGAGCTGGAGGCAAGCGTCAAACGCTACGCCCGCCTGCTCGCCAAGTACGAGGGCTGGGACTTCTCTCTCGGAGAGGCTCTCGGCAAAGATTTCCTCCTCGGCTGACGATTAGCCCGCACCATTGCTGAGATAAACCCGGCCGCCTCGGTGGTTCTCTTCGGAGGATCATCGGGGCGGCCTTTTTGCGTTCGGGAGATACGCATGGCCCCACACACGATCCGTGATCGGATCACCTTCAACAGCAACATCGAGAAGCTGCGCCGTCCGGCGTTCGCCATCATCTCGGCGCTGCAAGACTTCGCAGACCCCGCCGAGCAGATCGAGGCCCTGTACCTCACTGCGGCGATCCTCGCTCAGACCAACGGGCTCGACGCCCACGACATGATCGCCCGAGCGCGCCGCCAGATCGCGGACGCCGAGGCCGGTCGCACCCCCTTCATCGACGCAATCCGCGACTACGCGGCAGGAGAACTCCGTTGAGCATCATCGACACCAAGAAGCCGCTTCAGCTGGTCGACGGCACGCCAGCGACCTACGAAGGCCCGAGCAGTCTCACCGGCGTCAGTGGCCGCGCCACATTCGTCGTTCGCGTTCGTGGCACCCGCCGCCACTACACGGCCTCGGGCAAGCACATTCACGCGAACTACAAGGACATCCAGAACGTCCCCGAGGTGGCTCCGCAGATCGACTGGTCTAAGCCTGTCCGCCACGTCGATGGCACCCTCGTTAAGGTCGACGGACCCGTCACCGGCGAAGTCATGGGCGTGCGACGGGAAGATGGGCTGCACTTCACTCGCTCGCAGTACGATGGCCACGGCGAATATCGCGTCGTGTACGTTTTCCGTGACGGACGCTCGGATCATGGTCGCGCCCCGCTCTTCAAGAACCGTGCGGACGCCCCGGCAGCACCTGCTCCGGTCCCTGCAACCCCCACGCTGGACCTCAAGGGCACCCTCACGACCGCTGACGGCAAGAAGGTTCGCCTGCTGGTGAACGACACGGCCAACATCAAGCCGCTCGTGGTCGAGGTGCTGTACAGTGCAGGCAATGCCGCCATCGAACGTCGCTTCGCGGACGGTCGAACGGTTTCGCAGCCCGGCCGCACCTCGGGTGACGACCTCATCAACCCGGTCGTCATCAAGTCCGCCTTCCACAACCTCTACGAGAACGGCCGGACGGGCGAGACTGCCCACCCGACCTACGAGGCCGCCCAGCGGTTCTCGAAGAAGGGCCGGGCTCGCGTTGGGATCATCGAGACGGTGACCCGCAACGGCAAGTGGTTCAGCGCGAAGCTGCACCTCGGCGTCCCCTACACCGCGTAATGGCGAGGGACGACCGCTACGGCCGGATGGTGGCTCGCGCTGCCCTCCGCATCGTGCAGGACGAACATCTGGACCTCGTCGATCTGGCTGAAGCCGGGTCGGCGGGGTTCGTCGTGTCCGCCTTTGCCGACGACGCCACCAACCTCGCTGACGTCATCCTCGACGGTCAGTTCTCCTAACTTCCACAAGACAGAGAAAGGCTCACATGGCCGAATATGTATCGGGTCCGAAGTTCGTGACCCCCCGCGCCCCGTCGATCTGGCCGCGCCTCAACGAGCCGGACACCAAGCACGACGCCGCAGGCGTCTACGAGTGCAAGGTCGAACTCGAAGCGGGCGATGACATCGTCCAGAAGATCAAAGCCAAGGCGATGGAACTCGCCCAGGCGAAGTTCGACGAGATCATGGAGGCCAACCCCTCCTTCCTGACCGAGGAGGCCTACGAGGCCAAGGTCGCAGAGCTGAAGGCGGCCAAGAAGGACGCCCTCATCAAGAAGCTGAAGTGCCTGACGCTTGTCGAGCCGATGCCCATGGAAGTCGACGACGAGGGCGACGAGACGGGCAAGGTCATGCTCAAGGCCAAGATGAAGGCCTCGGGCACCTACAAGAAGGGTCCGAAGACCGGCCAGCGTTGGGAGCGCAAGCCGACGATCTTCAACGCCGCAGGCAAGCAGCTGAAGGCTCCCCCGAAGATCGGCGGTGGCTCGCAGGTGAAGATGAGCATCGAGCTGAACCCGTACTATGCCGCCAGTGACGGCAAGGTCGGCTGCTCGTTCCGTCTGGAAGCCGTGCAGCTGCTGACGCTCGTCCAGTTCGGTGCCCGTGATGCCGGTGGCTTCGGCTTCGGCAAGGAAGACGGCGACGATCTGGGTGACGACGAGAACGAAGGCTTCGGCGCAGGCGCCGAGGGCGGAAGCTCGTCGGACGACGACGACGACGACCTGTGATTAGCGTCTGGAGCGGCATCGCCATGTATGCCGCCGGGATCGCAGTTGGGCACTTCTTGGTGCCACGCCGCTGATCCACGCCTTCGATCTGGCCGTCACCCCGCTGCCCACGCCTCGCCCGAGGTTCCGTGGGATCATCAGCGGGGGGCGGCCCCTCGCCGTCGCCTACCCTGATCCCGCCTACAAGCGGTGGATGGAGGCGGCTGCGCAGGCGCTCAAGGCGCTGAAGGTGCCCGAGGGGTTCGATCCTCTCGGGCTCTTCTACGTCAACATCCGGGTCTACATCGCCAAAGCGCGGACCTCGAAGCTCCTCACGCCCCTCGGGGATTGCGACAATTACGCCAAGGGCGTCCTCGACGCGATCACCAAGGACGGCCGGTGGTGGGCAGACGACAAGCTCGTCTCCCAGCTGGTCGTGACGAAGACCTTCGCCACCGAGACAGCCCCGCCGGGCTACCACGTCATCCTCCAACAAGTGGACCGTTGAACTACAAGCCCATTTCTCGCGTCGATTTCATCGCCATCCATTGCACGGCCACACGCGAGGGCCAGAACTTCAAAGCCGCAGACATCGACCGTTGGCACCGCGCCAAGGGCTGGTTGAAGATCGGCTATCACTACGTCATCGACCTCGACGGCAACGTCGAGAAGGGCCGTCCCGACGACATGCCGGGCGCTCACGTCGAGGGCTACAACTCCCGGTCCCTCGGGATCGTCTACGTCGGCGGCCTCGCTGACGACGGCAAGACCCCCAAGGACACCCGCACCCCCGCGCAGATCGCCGCGCTGACCAAGCTGGTCCGTGAGCTGCACGCGAAGCATCCGAACGCAGTCATTCAGGGCCATCGGGATTTCCCGAAGGTCGCGAAGGCGTGCCCGAGCTTCGACGTCAAGGGGTGGCTGCACACCATCAACCTCTGAGGAGAACCCGAAGTGTCCCGTGACGAGAACAAGGCGATCTTGGTCGCCGCCCATCTGAAGAAGTTCGGCCGCATTTCGCAGGGCTCTGCGAACATGGAGTACGGTCAGTTCCGCGTGTCGGACGCAGTCTTGCGCCTCCGCAACGAGGACAGCGACCTGATCCCGCGCGGCAAGCGCATCAAGACGGTCATGAAGCGGGACGCTTCGGGCAACCGCTATGGCGAGTACCAGCTCGTCGACCGGATCGCCGCGTAATGGCCCGTACCAAGGCACTGCCGCCGATGCAGCAGCAGCCGCGTGATCTGGTTCGCCGGACCACGGCCATGACCGACGCAATGAAGACGGCGTTCGAGAACGCTGGCTTCGACACGTCTGGTGCCCGCCTGCCGCTGAAGCGTGAGCCGACGTGGCGGGTGTCCCGCAAGGGCTGACGCATGCGGCTGTTCTTCAGATCGAAGGACGGCGGCGCAGAAAGCTCGGTGACAGGGTACTGGCTGATCGAGGCGAAAGGCCTCTTCAGCATCGTCCTGCTCCGCTTCGACGGCCTAAGCCGGGAAGCCTTCCACACGCACGCCTTTGATTGCCTCTCTTGGGTGGTCAAAGGCGCGCTGCAGGAGGTGATCCTCGGCGGGCCGAGCCTGCTGCGCTGGGCGTCTTGGCTCCCCTTCATCACCCGCCGATCCACCTTCCACAAGGTCCACAGCATCGTCCCACGGACGTGGGTGCTGTCGATCCGTGGACCGTGGACCGCGCGCTGGGAAGAGTACCTGCCCATGACGAATGAGTTCGTCACCCTGTCGACCGGCCGAGAGGTCGTGTCGCGGCGTCCTGCGTGAGCAAGCACGCCGAAAGCACCCTCCTCTACAAAACCAGCTGCGACCACTGTGGCAGTAGTGATGCGAACGGCGTCTATGACGACGGGCATACCTACTGCCACAAGTGCGAGAAGCCGGGTCGCGCCGATGGCGAGGAGGGGAACTACACCCCTCGCGCCAAAGGAAAACGCATGGAGGGCCTGATCTCAGGCACCGTGGAAGCTATCGCGAGCCGCAAGCTCGACGACCGCGTCTGCGAGAAATACGGATACCAAGTCGGCACCTTCAACGGCAAGAAGTGCCACATCGCGCCCTACTACGACGAGACGAACAATGTCGTAGCTCAGCAGATCAGGTTGCCCGGCAAGGACTTCCCGATCCTTGGTGACATCAAGCTGGCACTCCCCCTGTGGGGTCAGCAACTGCTGCGGGACGGCGGCAAGATGGTCGTCATCACCGAGGGACAGATCGACGCCATGTCGGTCTGCCAAGCCATGGGCCTCTCGTGGCCTGCGGTGTCCCTGCCGAACGGCGCGAAGAGCGCCAAGAAGGCCATAGCGAAGGCGCTCCAGCAGCTGGAGGTCTTCGACAAGGTCATCCTGTGCTTCGACGAAGACGAGGACGGCCGAGACGCCGTGCTGGACGTCGTCGATATGTTCAGCCCCGGCAAGTGCCACATCGCCAAGCTGCCCCTCAAGGACGCCAACGACATGGTCAAGGCGGGCCGCTCGAAGGAGCTGGTCGACGCCATCTGGGGCGCGCGCCTCTACGTCCCTGACGTCCTCAACGACATCGACGACGACCTGATCGAAGAGGCTATGGAGGAGCAAGGCTGGGGCCTGCCGTGGCCATGGGTGACCATGACCAAGGCGACCTACGGCATCCAGCGGTCGGCTCTCTACACATGGGGAGCGGGCACCGGATCAGGGAAGACCACCCTGATGAAGCAGCTCATGATGACGGCCATCCGGCCCGACATGGGCGAGGATCACTCCTCCTTCATGCCGATGCCCGAGCCCCGCAAGATCGCCTGCATCCTCTACGAGGAGCCCCTGAAGCGGACCCTGAAGACCTTGGCAGGCATGATGATGCGTCAGCGCATCCATGTGCCCGGCACGGTCTACGACAAGGACACCGCCAAGCGGATCGCCAAGGAGATTAGGCCGCTTCTCCGTTCCGTGTCCCTCAAGGGGGCCAGGAATTGGGAAACGGTCAAAGGTACGATCCGCTACCTCGCCGTGTCCGAAGACGTGAAGGACTTCGTAGTCGACCCCATGACGGCCCTCACGGCCGGGGACGAGAACGAACGTCAATCGCTCGACGGGATCATGTCCGAGCTGGCTGAGCTGGCCGAGGACTTGGACATCACGATCCACCTCGTCTTCCACCTCGCGACCCCTGAAGGGAAATCTCACGAGGACGGCGGTCGAGTTCAGGAGAAGCACTTCCGTGGCTCCCGCGCCGTCGCGTTCTGGTCCCACTTCCTGCTGGGTCTGGAGCGCAACAAGCAAGACCCGAACTGTCCCACCATCATCCGGGGCCTGAAGGATCGCCCTACGGGTGATGCGGTCGGCCCCTTCATCGCACTCACCTACGACAAGGACAGCGGCCACATGGTCGAGGTTCCGATGCCGGAAGGGGATGGTGCGCCCTTCAAGGACGAAACCGACAATGAGCTGTGACAAGCGCGATTGCCGCAACCCGAAGCACGACCTCTGCGGAAACTGCGCCAATGACGGCGGCGACTACCTGAATGATCCGGCGAGCGCCTGCTACCAGTGCCTCAAGGGCACCTGCCGGTTCGTCTCGAAGGACGCAGCAGTAGCCACCGAGCGCCGCCCCTCGCTGCCCGACGACGCCTCCAAGCGTCTCGAATATCCGATGGCGGACGGCCTGCTGGACTACTTCCCCAATGCCTTGGCGGAAGTGGCCCGGCTCTCGCACGTCGCCACCCAACAGCACCACCCCGACCAGCCGATGCATTGGGACCGGAGCAAGTCCACGGATCACCGCAACAAGATCATGCGGCACCTCGTGGATACCGGCCTGCGTGACGACAAGGGCATGCGCCATTCCGCCATGGTGGCGTGGCGTGCCCTCGCGCTGCTGCAAGACGAGATCGAGAAAGACGAAGGTCTTCCTCCTTCCCGCGCCTCGAAGAACCACCCCGGCAACTGATTTGCCCGCACCATTGGAGGGAGAACACTATTATGTTCCGTAAGATCAAGCTCGCAACGCTCGCCGCAGTCGCCGCAGTCATCTCGTTCGTCGGCCGCCTGTTCCACGTCAACGTCGACAAGGTCGTGTCCGACTTCGTCAAGGCGGAAGCCAAGCTGAAGAAGGCCGCCGAGCAGGCGCGTATCCGCAAGGCCGAAGCCGAGGCGCGCATCGCTGCCGCCAACGCCGCCGCCCAGCAGGCCCGCAAGGAAGCCCGTCAGGCCGACGAGGACGCCGACCGCGCGCTCCGCATTGGTGACCGGCTCAGCACGCTGATCGCCTGACCGCCCGGTCCTTCGTGACCACCACGGGGTCGTCCTTCGGGGCGGCCCCTTTTTTTCGTGAGGCGCCGTCTTGCTCATCTACGACATCGAGACGAACGGCCTGCTCGACGAGCTGGACCGCGTCCACACCCTACACATCCTGAACAAGGCCACCGGGGAGCGCCTGCGCTTCAACGACGGCTTCTTCAGCAACGGCATGCCTGCCCGCCGCGACGGATCGCTGGCTGACGGCTTCATCATGCTGATGGGCGCCGACGAGGTCTGCGGCCACAACGTCATCGCCTTCGACAACCCCGCGATCACCAAGGTCTACCCTTGGTTCCGCCTCAAGCCCACCTGCATCGTCCACGACACGATGGTCTACGCTCGGCTGCTCTGGCCGAACATCAAGGACATCGACACCAAGTGGATGAAGTCCGGCAAGCTGCCGCCCGACTTCGGCAAGCAGAAGCTCTACGGCACCCATAAGCTCAAGGCTTGGGGTATCCGTCTGGGTGTCCTGAAGGCCGACTACGAGGGCGAGTGGCACTCCTTCACGGAGGAGATGGAAGAATACGCGGCGCAAGACCCGGTCACGACCGAGGCGCTGTGGGACAAGATCGAGAGCAAGGCTCCCGAGATACCCGCCCCCGGCCGCGAGGCTTGGTTCCGCCCGATCTATACCGAAGCCGCCCAGCTCGAACACGACGTGCAGGGGATCATCCACCTGCAGATGCGACACGGCTTCAAGTTCGACGTCGAGCGTGGAGAGAAGCTATACGTCGAACTGCTCGGCCGCCGCGCGGAGCTGGAGGATCAGCTAAGGCAGACCTTCAGGCCGTGGTTCGTGCCTGAGCGGTACAAGGGGATGAACGTCGAGTTCACCCCGAAGCGTGCCAACTCGAAGATGGGCTACTCGCCCGACGCGCCGTTCACGAAGATCAAGCTGGTCAGCTTCAATCCGGCATCGCGCCCTCAAATCGCGAACCGCCTGATCGAGTTGTACGGCTGGATACCTGTCGAGTTCACCGACAGCGGCGCCCCCAAGGTCGACGAAACGACCCTCGGCTCCCTCGACCACATCCCCGCCGCCCGCCTGCTGGTGGACTACCTGACCGTCGACAAGCGGATCGGGCAGCTCGCTGAAGGTGAGCAGGCATGGCTGAAAGCCGTCCAGGCGGATGGTCGCATCCGTGGCTTCGTGAACACGATGGGCGCGATCACCCGGCGCATGACCCACTCGCGCCCCAACAAGGCGCAGGTGCCATCGCTGGTGAACGCCAAGGGCGTCGTGCCTTACGGCAAGGAGTGCCGGTCCCTCTTCACCGTAGACAAGGGCAACAAGCTCTGCGGCTGCGACGCGGAGGGCTTGGAACTCCGCATGCTCGCTCATTACATGGCGAAGTTCGACGGAGGTTCCTACGGGGACACCGTCATCAACGGTGTCAAGGAAGACGGCACCGACGTCCACACGGTCAACCAGAGGCTCATCCGGCTCAACAGCCGCAACTCTGCGAAGACTTGGATTTACGCCTACCTGTACGGCGCTGGCCTGCTGAAGCTCGGCATGGTCATCTACGAGGACTTCTCGCCATCGCAGCGCGAAGCCTTCAACGCCAAGCACGAGGCCGGTCAGGCACGAGAGAAGGCTATAGCGGTCATCGGCCGCCGTGCCCGCATCCGTGTCGAGCTGGGCCTCCCGGCGCTCGGCCAGCTGCAGGAGAAGGTCAAGCGGCTCGCCGCCAGCGGCTTCCTCCAGACCCTCGACGGCTCCAAGCTGCCCGTGCGGTCTGCCCACTCGGCCCTCAACACCCTCCTGCAGGGCGGCGGGGCCATCGTCATGAAGAAGGCTCTGGTCATCCTGTACAACCGGCTTCTCGAAGCTGGCTGGGTGCCGGACATCGTCACCGGCAAGTTCCACCGGGGCGACGACGTGATGGGCTTCGTGGCCAACGTCCATGACGAATACCAGATGGAGGTTCCTGAGCATCTTGCCGACGAGGTCGGGGAGATGGGCAAGGACGCCATCAGAGACGCGGGTGTCGCCTTCGGCATGCGCGTCCCGCTGGCCGGTTCGTTCGACAAGGGCGATAACTGGGCAGAAGCTCACTAGACCTACCATCCAGAGACGAACCACACCCCCGCCTGCTCAGCGCAAGCGGTGCCGTTCCTGCAAGCGATCCATGAGCCTCACGTTCTTCACCCGGTCAGCCGGGTGCCGTGACGGCCATCGACCGGACTGCAAGTTCTGCACCGACGCCGCGAAGCAGGCGCGGGAGTGGCGCGCGCGGAACCCCGTCGCCACCATGCTCCACGCCGCCAAGGCCAGAGCGCGGCGCGTCGGGGTTCCGTTCACGCTCACCCCCGAAGACATAACGATCCCCGAGCGGTGCCCTGTGTTGGGCCTTCCGCTCTCCCGCTCGACCACCGGCCGCGCCACCGACGCCTCCCCCTCGCTGGACAAGATCGTCCCGAGGCTGGGCTACGTCCCCGGCAACGTCGTGGTCATTTCCAACCGCGCGAACACCCTGAAGGGTCATGCGACAATCGGAGAGCTTCATGCGCTTTCTTCGTTCTATCGCGAGCTGGCTCCGTCGCCTGACCACCAGCATCGACAACCAGACACCTGACGTCATCCGCATCGGCGTGATCCTGTTCGGCCTGCAGGCCATGGGCCTCGCTGCGTGGGACGCGCTCTACCTCAAGCACCAGTACGACATGATGAATTACTGCGGTGGTGCGGCGGCGCTGCTCGCGGCGGCCGGTGCAGCCCTTCGCATGAAGCGCAAGGACGAGCCCGGTGCAGATTAAGACGCTGCTGCTCGACATCGGGTCGATGCCCTTCGCGCCGATCCGCGCCATGCTCGGGGAGGAGGAGATCGGATACATGCGGGTGGTCTTCAAAGACCTCCCGGTTGCCCTGACTTTCCCCGACGCCGTCGCGGCGTTCGAGGCCTGCGGGCGGCGGGTGGCGTCCTTCTCCAAGCTGGAGATGCGCGCCTCCAAGAAAGCCTTGCACGTCCTGATGCTGATGGCCCGCGCCGCCGCCAGCGTCTCGTCCAGCCGGGAGATCACCGACCTTCTGGTCGAGTGCCATCCGCGCCATGCCAAGCTCTACTCCCGCCTGTTCGGCATGAAGCAGCTGGGCGTCGAGCGGAAGAGCGTGCTGGCGGACAAGCCCGCCGTCCTCATGCACGCCCCGGTGGCCGATCTGGTCGCCAAGGTGGCGCTGTGACGGACCTGAAGGTCGTCACCAAGCCGCACGGCAGCGGCTATCGCTACGCCATCAAGAACGGAGGCCACGTCCTCCTCGTGTCGGGGCTTTTCCAAAACGAGGAAGACGCCCGTCACTGCGGTGACCACATCGCTGGCGACCCCGCCGCTCTCTTCGACTTCCTCAAGAGGTAACCCATGCCGATCCCAGCTTGGGCGGTGAAGCTCATCGGCAGCGTCGTAGTGGCGCTGCTGGTGATCGGGACCGTCTGGTACATCCTCACTTCTCGCAGCCGCGCCATCAAGGACGCTGCTGTTTCCAACGCCACCGCCGTCACCGCGAACGCCTCCAAGGGGGCCGCGCAGGACGCCCTCAAAATCACCGTCGATACCCAAGCCATGCACGGCCGGATCGACGTGGTCACCTCGGAGAACCGCAATGCTATACTCGCTGCTCAAGGGGCTGCGGATCAGATTGGGCGTGACGTTGATCGCGCTGGGCTGGCTGCTCTCTGCCTGCGCGACACCTATCGTCTTCAACCGGCCTGCGTCGGACTGCTCGACGCTGATCCCCAAGCCGCTGCGCGATCCGACGCCGGGAGCCCCGCTCCCCGCTGATGGCACCAAGAGCGGCTGGGTCATCTTCGGTGACGCCCAGACGGGCCAGCTGGAGAAGTCGAACGTCGTCAAGGCGTCCGTCATCCAGATCGTCGAGGCCTGCGAGGCCCGCGACCGCGCTGCTGAGAAGCAGCTGACCAAGAAGAAGGGGCTGTTCTGATGATCCCTGACGTTCGCTACTACGCCATCACTCGCTGGGGGCGACAGCGACTACCTGCTGCAAACATTCACGAGGCCTGCGCGTGCGTATCGGCCAGCGAAAGCCTCCGCACCTCAACGACGAAGATCGTTCGCGAGGAGCGTAAGGAATATGAGTGGGTCGGTTAGCTCAATGAAGCCTGCCATCAGCCGCGAGCGCAAGATCGCGAACCTCCAGCGGCGCCGGGACATGCTCGAAAAGCTCTACGCAGCCGGGCCGGTGGACATCGTGTCCGCCGACAGCCGCGTCGGTATCGAGTTCGACTGTGGCCCCATCACCTCGAAAATCCTCCTCCGGTGGATCGACGACACCATCAACGACCAGCTCAAGCGCCTCGGCGCACTCTAAGGGAGACACCAACATGATCCGCATTCTCACCATGGGGGCTCTTGCCCTCGCGATGCTCGCTGCTGCCTGCGCGCCTCAGCCCTACGTCCAGCCGACCGTTGTGGCGGAAGCCCCGATCCCAGCCGCTCCGGTGGTCTACGCACAGCCCGCCCACAACAACGACGGCCTGCTCACGGGCATGCTGATGGGCCACATGATGTCCGGCGGCTACGGCGGCAACCGCACGACGGTCGTCAACCGCAGCTACAGCTCGTATCGCCCGAGCTACCGCAGCAGCTACGGTTCGAGCTTCCGCTCGTCCGGCTTCGGGCGCCGCCGCTGATGCTGGCGGTCCCTGTCTGGCTGATCGTCCTGCTGGTGATCCTGATCGTCGTGATCGGGATCGTCTATGTGGACGCCCGTTGGTGCCCCGGCCTCACCGAAGTCCTGTGCGACATG